GGTTGAAGCGGTTGAGCATGAAGTAGATGCCACTGATGGGCTGGGGTTGGCCATCGAGGCTGAAGTTGCTCCCGCTTCAACACACTCCCTTAAAATCCGACGAACAAAGAATGAAGGTCGGGTCAAAGTTGAAACGGTAGCTCCTGAAGACTTTTATATAGAGCGCAGAGCAAGAACTCTGGAGGAAGCAAATTTTGTAGCCCATCGTTCGAGGTATACGGCCAGCGATTTGATCGCTATGGGGTATTCAAAACGGCAAGTTGACGAAATACCCTCATTGGATGAAGAAGACCTCACAACCGAAAAGCTGTTGCGTGAACAATTAGACGACAGCGATTTCGGTAGCAGCCATCACGGCGAAGACGCTTTCGATCCTACCAGAAGAGAACTCTGGCTTTATGACTGCTATATAAAATGTGACCGCAACGGTGACGGTATAGCTGAATGGGTTCGCGTTTTAGCGGGTGGCACAGGCGCACATACAATTCTGGATGAGGAAGAAGTCGACGGTCCACCTTTTGCGACGTTAATTCCAATACCTATGCCGCACAGGTTCTTTGGCATGTCATTGGCCGATCAGCTATTTGAAATTCAGGAGATCAAAACCAGCCTTTGGCGTAACTACCTAGATAACGTTTACGTACAATCGAACCATCGAGTAGAAGTTGTCGAGGGCATGGTTAACCTTGAAGACGCCCTTAATTCCAGACCTGGCGGCGTTGTACGAGTTAAACAGCCTGGAATGATCAGGGAGATGACCACGCAACCTATTGGCGGTCAGATACTAGAGGGCTTGAGATATGCGGATGAGGTCAAGGAAGTTCGAACCGGCGTCACTAAACATTCACAAGGGTTAGCTCAGGATCAGTTGAACCCCAATCAAACGGCAACGGGCGCCAAACTTATGCTCTCGATGGCGCAACAGCGTATCGAGATGATAGGCCGTTTATTTGCGGATGGTGGGGTAAAAAATCTTTTTAAACTGATATTGAAACAGGTACTCACACACCAAAACAAGGAACGGATCATCAGAATTAAAGGCCAGTGGGTTCCGATGGACCCGCGCAATTGGTCACACCAATATGACGTGACCGTCAAAGTCGGACTGGGTCACGGAAACGACGAAAAGCGTATAGCTGCCCTCAGTTCTATTTTGGCAGCACAAAAAGAGTTAGCGGCAAATATGGGCTTTGGCCAAGGCTCAATTGTAAGCAGAGAAAACGTCTTCAATTCACTGGCTGATCTGGCGAAGGAAGGCGGAGTAGATCCTAACAAGTATTTCACGATGCCAGCGCCAGACGGTTCCGATATACCGCCGCCCAAACCAGATGCCAACGAAACGTTCATGCAGGGTCAGATTATGATCGAGAACGGAAAGCTGGAAGCACAACGCGAAAAGCTAACCCTCGAGCATCAACAGAAAATGCGTGAGTTTGATCTGAAGATCGCAGAAATGGATCAGAAGCTGGCTATCGAACGTGAAAAGATTGCCGCCCAGATGGAAACCGTTGCTGCAAAAATAGCCGCCGAAACCGAAGCAGGAGCGGCCAAGCTCGAAGTAGATGCGGCTATGGCGCGGGAACGATTAGAACACGCCGCCATCGAGTCGGACAAAACTAGAAGTAATGGGGACGAATATGGGCCTTCTTGATACATGGCGGGAAGTGCGCCAACAGATCATAGATTCCAAGCCCCAATACGAGCCGTTTATAACGCCGACAATTTATGAATCGCCCTTTGTATCAACCCTTGGAGTGGACGATGCCACCCCAACTAATGTGGCAAGTGCGGCACCATTACGTCGAAAGCCTTTACCAGCTGTTTGGGAAGGTCCAGAGCATCTCCCAGTCTATAAACCCGCACCGCCGGCGCTAACGGATCAAATAAGGGAAGGGTTTAGTAGAGCAGCCTATGCAAAATTGGATGAACCCCAATCAACTGAGGTGCCGCCGTTTACTGGCAATTATTTTTCTGCGCCTATAAAGTCCGATTACCAAGACCCAAGTATACCGTTGAGGTATTTAAACCGACAGAATGTTCCTAACTGGGACCCTAGCAAACCTCATTTGGCAGAACGGTTGATTAACGAGAATTACTATACTTCTCCATTTGGCGGTGAGGATTTCGGCCAGAGGGATGAAAGACCAGCCGATGTATGGGCGATTGAGGCGGGTTTAAAAGATCCGTCTTTACCACTAAATCGTTTTATTCAAGCGTTTAGAGACAAACCGGAGACAAAGAAAGAAGTAGGTTATTTCCCATCGGAGACACCAGATTATATTCTAGACAACCTTTTTGGTAGCGGGTTGCCTGGAAGACCTGATCGACAAGGTCCAGCTTGGGTTGATCGCCTTTACACACGCAAAAGATCAGAAACTCCACCAGGCGCAGATAGGGTGATTGGTGCGTTTTATACGGATGACCAAGTTCCGATTGACCCTGACAACCCTGATACGGCTCAAGTTATAGATATGATGGTGGCGAATACAGGGATGACACGTAGTCAGGCTTTAGACGCTTTGGTGGCTCAAGATTCCCCTGGCGGGGCTGATGTGGCTCAAGACGCTGTTAAACTTCAAGCACAGATAAACCAACCCGATCCAGCCCTTATTAATATGCACCCCGATTATGTTGCTGGTGCTGACAGAAGAAGGGTTCCATCTCTTATTGACGCGGCGGCTGATCAAATCGCAGCTGACGAAGCAGAAGAAGGCGGCCTAATGGGTCTGCTTTCCGGACCCTTAAATTTAATAAAGCAGCGGCAGAGAGATGCCCAGGACATTTATGGAATTAGCCCTGTTGCTGGTTTTATGGCAGGAGCGGGAATACCTCTGGCTAGTATGTTAATCCCCAACCCGCTTTCACTTCCGTTTTCATTACTGGCTATGTTAGGTGGTGAACAAGAGACCCCATATGACTTCTATGGCAAACCTGTAACAGATATCAAACATGGCCGCGGGGGTATGAATTGGTATGGTGCAGATATACCTGGCGCTGGAATATATACCAGAACTCAAGGCCGTCTTGGCCCAGCTGGTGCGCCCATTACTATTCACTCTCCTTCGGGGCTTCTTGAATCGACAATTTCTGAAGACGAGAGAAGTTATAACATTACGCCCAAAATGAGTGCTATAGCGCAAACTCCAGAAATCGTTGGTATGCGGGATACTGGGGCAGATTATTTCGGTACTGGTGAAGATTTTGGAACGGGTACAACCGTTATGGGCGAAGTGTATGACTGGGCGGACTTTTATTAAGGATGCTTGAAAAAGACAGACATCGAGGAACCCTCGCAAAGCAGATCCTCGAAAACGATATATTTAAAGAGGCTTTTTCCGAAATGGAGAAAGCCATTTTTAATGAGTGGAAACATTCCACCGATGAAGAACAGAGAGACGCACTCTGGATGATGATCCAGTTGCTGCCTCGATTTGAGGCAATACTCACAGCCAGCATCAATAATGGTGCAGTCGCCAGTGAGAAACTTCAATACCTGAACCCCACCAATAAGAGGTTCGCTAACCATTAGGAGAATTTAATTATGGCTGATGAAATGGCCACGCCCGAAAGGGAAGCTGTTGAGGTCACAGATGTCAGTACGGCATCAAACGCGTTAGAAGGTTTGTTGGACCTTGGCGATATACCGCCCAGACAATCCAGCGACGACAACGCGGAGGAGCAAGTTGAAGAAGATGCTAATCCAGAAATGGACGCAGCTGAAGACGACACTCCTGTCGCTAATGAAGGCGACGATTCAGATGAAGCGGAAATAGATGCGGATAGTGTCGAAGAGGAACCCGCCGATCTTTACGAGGTAACTTTGCCTGGTGGGGAACGAGCCGAAGTTACCCTCGATGAATTGTCCAAAGGCTATAGCCGACAAGCTGATTATACGCGGAAAACTGAAGAGCTTTCCGCACAACGTCGACAATTAGCGGAAGAGCGAGAGCAAGCGCTTTCCGTTGTCGAAGCTGAACGGCAGCAATACGCCCAGCGTTTGGCCCAGATGGGTCAATCACTTGGCCTTCAATTGTCTAAAAATCAGGAAACCGATTGGGACGCCTTGAAAGAAGAAGATCCCATCGAATTTGCCACGCAGTGGGCAGACCACCAACGGAAGGTCGAACAGTATAGAACTTCTCAAGGTGAGTTACAGCGACTTCAACAGGAAGAAAACCAGAAAGTTCAACAGAACTATCAGGTTGCTTTAGGTGAGGAAGCAAAAAAGCTCCAAGCAGCAATGCCTGTATTTCAAGACGAGGACAAGGCTGAAGAAATCCGTGGAAGCCTACGGACTTTCTTGAAATCTAACTACGGCGGGTTTTCGGACCAGGAGATTGGATCTATTGCCGATCATCGTCACGTACAGCTTGTGCATGACGCTATGAAATGGCGAAAACTACAATCTTCAAAAACCGTAGTAGACAAGAAAGTTAAACCGTTGCCGAAGGTCGTTAAATCTTCGGCGCGAAATTCCAGAAGTGACACGGATGCTGATCAACTTGTTGCCAAATTGAAACGGGCGAAAGCCAGCGGTCACGTCAATGACGCGGCGGCGGCAATCGCTGATTTACTTTAACTTTAAAGGAGGTAGTGCAAAATGGCACAACCAGCAAATACCTTTGACTTAAAAATTGGGTCCATCAAGGAGTAATCCTTGTTGCAAACTACGTGAACTCAGGGAACCCCCTAACGGTTTAAGCCGAGGGCAATCCTGAGCCAAGCCCAGAAATGGGAAGGTGCAACGATCATTCCGAAAGGAAGTAGGGCCAAGTGGCCCGAAGCGCGTAGCCCCTTATAAAAAGGGTGATGATATGATCTGAACTAACGTGAAAGCGTTAGCGGCCAAAAGGCGGTTTAAGATTAACGAACTTGAACGAACATATTTGCATATGATGCCAAAGGAAATCGGGAGGATTTGTCGAATATAATTTATTCGATTTCTCCCACAGACACGCCATTTATGACGGCAGCGTCACGGAGTACAGCTGACGCGACCTATAAAGAATGGCAAACAGATGCACTTGCAAGCGCGGTATTTCATTAGATTTGCCTAGCCATTTGGAAACATTTGGCTGAAAATTGCTCAAATTCGGGGAAGGCTTTAAAATGCTAATCCCGAGCGAAGCTCCGCAAGGAGAACGTGTAGAGACTTGACGGGCAGCACCCCTCGGGGTGAAGAGAAAGTCCAGACCACAAACATTTGATGGCGGCGAAAGCCGTAGTGGTATGAACAACGAATGCAGTCATCGAAGGGGACGAGGCCACATTGGATGCAAGTACAGCATCTACTCGTCTAGGCAACTATCTACAAATCGCAGATAAGACAGTGGTCGTATCTGGGACGCAGGATGTTGTTAATAAAGCTGGCAGAAAGTCAGAATTAGCGTACCAAATTGCGAAAAAGGGTAATTTCATTTGCTCCCTTGCTGCGTAAGCAGCGAGTAAACATTCTGTGAATTGTCTGGGAAGCTAAGTCCGAAAGGATATGCCAATCAGCATCCAAGCCTTATAGTAATGTAAGGAAGGTTCAGAGACTAGGTCATGGAGTCCTATAAGGACGGTAAAGGCCCACGAGCGCAGAACACCCAATCGGGTGAAGATATAGTCCGATACTCAGACCAAAGTTTGAGGCAGTAATTAAAAAATCTGCATAACATTTGAAAGAATTAAAGCGGGATATGGAATCTCAGCTTTGCTCAAATAACGCACAGGTCGCTGGAAATTCTACCACAGCACGTGAAAGTACGGGTCTACCTAGCTGGATCGCAACGAACGATGTTCTTGGAACGGGTTCAGCGGCCTCTGGCAACGGAACTGGTGGCGCACGTACTGATGGTACACAGCGTGCTTTGTTGGAAAGTCACCTTAAAACAGCGGTTCAAAATTGCTGGACGCAGGGTGGTAATCCAAAAATGGTTATGACTGGACCTTTTAATAAGACGGTCATTTCTGGCTTTACCGGCAATTCGACTCGCATGGATAAAGGCGAGGATAAAAAGCTGGTAGCGGCAATCGACATTTACGAAAGTGACTTCGGTGCTTTGAACATAGTTC